CAGGCCGCCAATCCGAAGCCGCTGGCAGATGCCGGCCTGGCCAAGCTCGGCGAAGGCTACCTGAAGGACGGCCAGCCCGACTTCGAGAAGATCGCCGCCGACCTTGCCCGCGCTCATCAAGACGTGCCGGGCGAAGGCGCCGACTACACGCTCGCTTTCCCTGAGACCTTCGACCTCAAGGGCGCTGACGGCGAAGTCGTCAAGCTCGATGCGGCCGACCCCATCGTGGGCCAGTTCAAGGATTGGGCGAAGTCCAACGGCATCGGCCAGAAAGCTGCCGAAGGCCTGATGGGCATCTACGGCGACATCATCAAGGCCGCACACGGACAGAACTCCGAAGCCGCGAAAGCAGCCCAGGACGCAGAGTTCGCGAAGCTGGGTGACGACCGCAAGCAAGCCGAGGCCCGCGTTCAGGCGGTTGCCCGCTCGCTGACCACGACATTCGGCAAGGACTCAAAGTTTGCCACCCCGCTCATCGAAACGCTGACCACGGCCGCACAGGTCGAGGCGTTCGAAAAGCTGCTCGAAAAGATTAACGGCGCCCCCGCTGCCGCCCCGAAACCCAACGGCAAGGCAGGGGCCAAGTCCCACGCCGAGCGCATGTACGGCTAAACTAGGAGCCTTCGAAGATGCCCACTCTCGCCAATAGCTTCGTTGACCTGATCGACATTGCCCGTCAGCGCGAAGGCGACAGCATTGCTGCCGTCATTGAGCTTCTGCACCAGCACAACCCGATCCTGCAGGATGCGCTCGCCGTCGAGTGTAACATGGGCAACGAGCATCTTCACACGATCCGCACCGGCCTTCCGTCGGTCTCGTGGGGCGCGCTCTACAAAGGTACGGCTCAAAGCAAGTCGACCACCCAACAGGTCACCGATACGACCGGCTTCCTTGAAGCCCTGTCGACCATCGACAAGCGCCTGCTTGATCTCTACCCCGCCAATGAGAACCGCGCTCAGGTCCGCCTGAACGAAGCCATGGCGTTCATGGAAGCCATGAACCAGGAAATGGCTTCGGGCATGTTCTACCACAACACCGCCACGGCGCCGGAGAAGTTCACGGGCCTCGCCGCTCGCTACTCCACCTCGTCGGGTGGCGGCGCTGGCAACCAGGTCGTCAAGGCTGGCGGTTCGGGTTCGGACAACACCTCGATCTGGTTCGTGACGTGGGGCGAGCGCTTCACCCACCTGCTGTACCCGAAAGGTTCGGCGGCCGGCATCAAGCGCGAAGACATGGGCACCCAGCGCGTCCTCGATGCATCGAGCAACCCGTACTATGTCGAGGAAGAAAAGTTCACCTGGCACATGGGCGTGGCCGTCAAAGACTGGCGCTACAATGCCCGCATCGCCAACATCGACCTCAGCGATCTCGCAGCCGGCAACGTGGACATCTACAAGTTCATGCGGACGGCCTACTACAAGCTGAAGTCGCGCCAGATGAAGCGTATGAACGCTGATGGCACGCCGGGCGCTCGTCAGGTCATCTACTGCAACCGCGACATCCTCGAGGCGCTGGACGCAGAGTCGACCAACAACCTTGGTTCGGACAACTTCACCCGCCTCCGCCCGATGGAGATCGAAGGTGAAGAAGTGCTGACCTATCGCGGTATTCCGATCCGCGAGACCGAGGCGATCCTCAACACCGAAGCGCTCGTCCCGTAAGGGGGCGGTCAAGGAGACCCGAAATGATTTTCTCGAACCAACTCATCTTCTCTGACCAGCAGGCGATCACCGCGACGGCCATCTCGGCCAACGTTGTTGACCTTCGCCCGACGGGCACTGTCTACAAGGCAGGCTCTGCGCTGACCCGCGACCTTGGTCCCGGTAAGCAGATCGACCTCCTTGTGCAGGTGACCGAGACGTTCAACACGCTGACGTCCCTGACGTTCACGCTGGAAACGTCGGACGCCGTAGGCCTCACCTCCTCGCGCGTTCACTGGTCCTCGGGCGCCGTCGCCCTGGCATCGCTGGTCGCAGGCTACAAAGTCCCGATCATCCGTCTGCCGCTTGGTCCGCACCTGCGTTACATGGGCCTCCGCTACACCGTTGGTGGCACCAACCCGACGCTGGGCAAGATCACGGCCGGCATCGTCGCAGCAGTGCAGACCAACGCCTAATGCTATACCGGGCCCTCAAACGCGGATTCGCAAACGGCAAGATTATCGAGCCGGATGAGGAGTTCGACTATGAGGGCCCGCAAGGGACGTGGATGGAGCGGGCGGAAGCCTCCCCTCCTGCCAGAGCTGAAGCCGCCCCCTCCCAGGCGACAGCGACTGCTCCATCCACAGACCCCGCCCCCACAGAAACGACCGTCGAAGACCTGCTCAAGGTCCACGCCACGATCTCGGCTGATCTTGTGGCAGATCAGTTGACGCAATCGGGCTATCCGAAGAAGACGGTTCTGGAAGCCCACCTCGGCCATGAAGTCCCGAAGGACGTGTTCTTCAACTTCATCAAGGCCGCAGCAGAGCAGCGCCGCGCCGCAAACTAGTGCGTTCTTGAAGAAGGCTACTGCGCTGATTTTCGGCGCATGACAGTCTTCGCCGCACCCATCAATGTAAAGAACACGGCCCTCACGCAGATCGGCGGCAAGCCGCTCGTGAGCGAGACGGATACGTCAGCCCAGGCGCGCGTCCTCGCCAACGTGTACGAACTGATCGTGCAGGACGCGCTGACCGTCCACGCCTATCACTGGGCGAAGAAGTCGGCGCTGCTGGCCAAGCAGGAAGAAACCGAGCAGGGACGCTTCGTGTATGCGCTGCCGGCCGATTGCCTGAACATGCGCTACATCACCTACCACAGCCCTGACGGCCGCATCATCGACGTCGAGGAGACTCAGGAAGGATTGCCCATCCTCGACTGGGACGACACCTTCTATCTCCACTACACATGGCGCGTGCCGGAAGCCCGGTGGCCGGCAGACTTCGGCGCCGGGATCGTGATGAAGTTGCAGGCGGCATTGAAGCGCGGCCTCCTCAGTGACGACGCCGCTGCTGAAGCCCTGGACGAGAAGGGTGATAAGAAGCTGCGCCGCGGCATGGTGCGCGACAAGCGCCAGATTCGCGGCCGCGTGCTGAACCCGAACCCCCGCATGGTCGACATCTTCCAAGGACGCCGCCGTCATGGCTCGTCGACGTAAGTTCCAGAACGCTTTCACCACAGGTGAGGTAGGCCCGGAGTTCCTTCAGCGTGCGGAGGAGGAGCTTCAGAACGAGTCTGCCAAGACGCTGCTCAACGTCATCATCGCGAATGCAGGCGGCGCCCGCCGGCGCCCGGGCACGTTCCCGAAGGCATCTGTCACGAATGGCACCGCGCGCCGTCTGGAAATCTTCGACCTCGTGGGCAACGAGATCCGCCAGCTGGTTTTCACAAACGGCAAGCTCGACATCTACAATGTGGCCGGGTCAGGTGAGGCGTCTCTGGTGGCGCCTTGGGGCGAAGCTGACATTGATGATCTCGTCATCGCGAACGGCGACAACAAGTTCTTCATCTTCGGCGACTTCCCGACTCAGGAACTGCTGTACGACAATGGCAGCTGGTCGATCGGCGCTCAGACGTTCGACACCAGCATTGGCGCAACGATCTCGCAGCCCTACTGGCGTTTCGCGGCGACGAAGGGCATTTCGCTCACGCCGTCGGCAAACACCGGCTCGATCACCCTGACGGCTTCGGATGACCTGTTCGTGGCAGATCACGTCGGCACGCGGTTCCGGTATGTCGGCTGCGAGATTCAGATCACCGCGTTCACCAATGCGACGACGGTGACCGGCACGGTCATCAAGACGCTGCACCCGACTGTCGATGTGACGGTGGCCTCCTCGGCCGGCTTCCAGGTGGGCGAGGTCGTCACGGGCGACACGTCCGGCGTCGAGGGCATCATCTCCTCCATTCCGGATGGCACGAGCCTGATCGTCGTGCTGACGTTCGGCTACACGCCTTTCGCCGCTTCTGAAATCCTGAATGGCCCCTCTGCATCATCGACCGTGAGCGGAACACCTTCAGCGACGACCGCCGGCGCCACTGTGTTCTGGGATGAGCAGATGATCTCGAGCGTGCGGGGCTATCCGCGCACGGGCTGCTTCCACCGAAACCGCCTCATCATGGCCGGCTTCCCGGAAGCGCCGAACGCTATTGCCGCCTCAGCGACGGGCTTCGAGAACGACTTCGACCTCGGCCAGGCTGAGGACTCGGACGCCTTCATCGAGGGTCTGGGCGATGATGCGAACGCCACGATCCGACATCTGATCTCCTCCGAGCAGCTGGTCATCCTGACCGACCGCGCGTGCTACTACGTCCCGGAATCCGAGAACGCGCCGCTGTCTCCGACGCGCGTGAGCTTCAACCGGATTGGCCCAGATGGCGCCTCGCGCGTCCGGCCGCTACTAACCCCGGAAGGGATCGTGTTTGTCGACAACGCGAACCGGCTGCTGGTCATCGGCGCAACCGGCAGCGTGCGGGCCTCGTGGGCGGTGCAGGAGCTGTCGCTATTCTCAGCGCACCTGATGACCAGCCCGAAGGCCTTGACCTATGTGGACGGCCTCGGTGGCCGCACAGAGCGATACGTCCTTGTGCTGAATGAGGACACGACTGTCGCCGCCGTCGCCTACCGCCGCGGTGCAGATCAGGTGGGCGTGTCGAAGTGGACGCCGGCAACCGGGTTCAACTGGCTGTCGATCGCCTCTTGGAAGACGCAGCTGTTTTGTCTGCAGGGCAACTTCCTCGCCGAGTTCGATCTCGACGCGACGATGGACCTCGAAAGCTCGTATCAAGCAGCGCTGGCCCTCGACGCACAAGTGGGCCAAAGCCTCTATGTCGGCCGCGATGGAATCGTATGGCAGGGCCCGTTCACCGTCGACTCCGATGGTCTGGTGGGCACGGTCGCACCCGGCGAA